GAATGATTTATAACTCTGTAACAGGAGAATTGTTTAATGGTGAAGCAGGAATTGATGTTATTCCTTGTCATTACAAATTGGAATATATTGAATGGCAAGACAGAGGAGAGGGTTCGGGTGCTCCAGTTGGAATACATTCATCATCTAGTGATATATTAACTAAAACAAAAAGAGATGCTTCTTTTAAAGACAGATTACCAAATGGTAATTACGTTGAAAAAACTGCAAGTCATTTCTTGATTGTTTGTGGTCAAACTCCAACTACAGCTTTACTTGCTATGAAATCTACGCAATTAAAGATTAGTAGAAAATGGAATAGTATGATGGCTAGTATTAAGATGAAAGGAAAGAATGGATTATTTACTCCAGCATCTTTTAGTCATGTATACAAATTAAGAACTGTACAACAATCAAATGATAAAGGTACTTGGTTTGGTTGGGAAGTAAGTAAAGTAGGTCCTGTTGAGGATTCTTCTTTATACCAACAAGCTAAAGCGTTTGCTGAAAGTGTTTCAAGAGGAGACATTAAAGTCAAACATGGTGAGTCCAATGGGTCTGAAAAGACTTCTGAAGCCCACTTCTAATAATTAATAAATGGGGCAAGTTAATTCTTGCCCCAAACAACAAGGGCATTTATGGAGAAAGAATTTGCTGAAATATTTAGCGGACTAAAAAGAAATTTTGGTATAGCTTACTTAGATAAGTTTACTATTGATCCTGAAACAGGAAAGAAAAGACCTGAAAAATATGGATGGTCCTTTAAGGAGATAACTGAAAAACATTATTTAGATCATTTACAAGGTAAAACTTCTATTGGTATTCAACCTTGTGATGATGATGGAATGGCAAGTTTTGGTGCCATAGATATTGATGACAAAGAACATAGCTATGCAAATTTTCCGTATAAAAAATATTTAGATATTATAAAAGAAAATAATCTTCCTCTTATTCCTGTTAAATCAAAAAGCGGTGGTTTACATTTATATTTATTTTTAAAAGAAAAAGTAAGAGCTGTATTTTTAAGAAATTTTTTAGAAAGTTTATTGTATGTTTTAAAATTAAAACCAAACACAGAAATATATCCAAAACAAACTGAACTTGGTTATGATGAAGAAAAAAAAGAATATTCTAATGGTCAATATATAAATCTTCCTTACTTTAATGGAAGTGAAAGAATTGCAATTAATTATGATGGAACTTCTTTTACATTAGAACAGTTTATTAAAGTAGTTAATTATAATAAAAAAACAAAAGAAGAATTAGAAGAGTTTTCGCTCGCCCTTGTGAAAACTGTCATGCAAGGAGGTCCTGATGAATTTAATGATGGCCCTCCTTGTTTACAGATCATAGCCAAAGAACCATTAACTGATGCTAGAGATAGATGGTTATATAACTATATGGTTTTTGCAAAAAAGAAATATCCAGACAATTGGCAAAACATGCTTAAAGCAGCGCCACAAAAATATTTCATAAAAGATTCTAATGGCATTGTATTAAATGATTGGGGGTCGGAGAAAAAAATATTAGATAAAATTAAATCATGGAAAAAAGAAAATACAAAAGGATATAGCTGCACTCAAGAACCTATTGTTAATTTTTGTATGAAAGTAGAATGTCTTAAAAGAAAGTATGGTGTTGGATCAGATAGAAGAAAAATGTTTCCACCTTTATCTAATTTAGTAAAAATAAATTATCCAGAACCAGAATATACTTTCAATGTTGAACTTCCAGATAATAAAGGAAGTAAAGTAATTAGAGCAAAAGACATGAAACAAATAAAAGATCAAGAAGAATTAAGAACATTGATAATGAAAACTGCAAATATATATGTTGCAAAAGTAAAAGGAGATGATTTTGAAAATGTTATTGCTAAATTATTACCTCCTGTAGAAATACATCAACCACCTAAAGGAACAACACCGGATGAATTATTACATGAATATTTAGAAGAATATCTTAATGGTCCTAAAGCAAAATCATATGCTTCTTTTAAATCTGGTGCTGTATTAGTAGAAGATGGGTTTGCATATTTTAAATTTGCTAACTTTTTTAATACTTTAAAAAATAAAGAATGGAAGGAAAGAAAAGAAAGAACAGCTCAAAAGATAAAAGAAAGATACCAAGCAGAGTTTGGAATTAAAAAAAGATTTCCAAAATTAAATAATGAAACTACAAATTATGAAGCTATAGAAGTTGTAAAAATAAATTTAAAATTAAAAGGAAATGAACTTTTAAAAGATGTAGTCAAAACAGAATTAGTTAAGATAAAAGGAAATAAAGACGTATTTTAATGATAAAGAAAGTATTAGGACCACCAGGAACAGGTAAGACAATGACATTATTAAATGAGGTTAATAATTATTTAATGAAAGGTATTCCATTAAATAAAATAGGTTATTTTGCTTTTACAAGAAAAGCAGCAGCAGAAGCAAGAGATAGGTTCTTAAATAAAAATAAAAATTATGTAAGATCTGATGTTAGGTTTTTTCAAACATTACATTCATTGGCTTTTCATACATTAGGTATGAGTGAAGAGAATGTAATGCAGCCGGTTCATTATGAACAAATAGGAAAAGAATTAAGTATAAGAGTTAATTATTATTCTGAGGTTGACGAAAGTGGATATCTAAATTGTGATAATGAATACTTTAAACTTATTAACAAAGCACGAATTAAAAATATATCTATTGAAGATGAGTTTAATACTAATGAATGGAGTAGAGATATAGATTTTGAAGTATTGAATCACATTTATGAAAACTTTTTGAATTATAAAAAATCATATAATCTTTATGATTTTACAGATATGGTTACTCAATTTGTAAATAATAAAGATAAATGTCCAACATTTGATGTTGTATTTATTGATGAAGCACAAGATTTATCTCCAATACAGTGGAAAATGTTTGATATTTTAAATGAAAAATCAAAAGATATTTTTATTGCAGGAGATGATGACCAGGCTATTTTTGCATGGGCTGGCGCTGATGTTAATAGATTTATTAATCAACCTGCAAAAGAAGAAGTATTACAACAATCTGTACGTATACCACAAGCAGTTCAGGAAGTTTCAAATATCATATTAGATAGAATACAAGGTGATAGAAAAGAAAAAATATATTTTCCAAAGAAAGATGGTGAAGGAAATATTGTTCAAGGAAAAGTAGAATCAATATTTAATTTTGACAATATAGATATTAATAATGGTAAATGGTTAATCTTAACTAGAACTGTATACAGAGCTTTAGAAATATCAAATCAATTAAAAGAAAATAATCTTTATTATAAAAACATGTATGGGAAAAGTTTTAATAATAAACTTTATAAATCAGTATTAAAATGGACATCTCTATGTGAAGGAAATCAAATATCCATTGCAGATTGTAAAGATATTTACGAATATTTAGAAGATCAATTTGATGAAGATAAGTTTAAAAATAAAATGACTGTTACAATGAATGATCTTGGATTTAGTAAAGATACTAAATGGTATGATGCATTTGTAAATGCAGATCCTGGAGATGAATTTTATATTAGAAGTATGTTATCCAATGGAGAAAAATTATCTGAAGAACCAAGAATAGAAGTATCAACCATTCATGCAGCAAAAGGTGGTGAATGTAAAAATGTTATTCTTGTATTAGATAATGCTAGAAAAATTAGAGAAGCTACCTCTGAGAATGTAGACAAACAAGATGAAGAACATAGGGTTTGGTATGTAGGTGTAACAAGATCTATGGAGAATCTTTATTTATATAAATCAAAAAAAGAAAGGTATGGTTATCAATTATGACAAATAAAACATTTTTTAAACAGATAGGAGGAGCCCATTATAAGAAATATGAAATACAACCCTCTTTATTTATTAATAAAAATAAGATACTATTTGCTGAAGGCAATGCCATCAAATATATTTGTAGGCATCAAGATAAAGGAAAGAAACAGGATTTGTTAAAAGCAATCCATTATATAGAAATGATTATAGAAAGGGACTATGAATGAAAGTACCACTATTTGAAGCACAGAAGGAATGGGTAGAACCAGAAGAGTTTCCAGATCTAAGATCTTATGATGAGATTGCAGTCGATTTAGAAACAAAAGATCCAGATCTAAGAAAAAAAGGATCAGGTTCTGTTATAGGTAATGGAGATGTTGTAGGTATTGCTGTTGCTGTACCAGGAAGATCTTTTTATTTTCCCATAGCCCATGGCTCAGGTCCTAATATGGATCGTAAAAAAGTTTTATCTTGGTTTGCTGATACGATGGCTGCACCATCAATAAAAATCTTCCATAATGCAATGTACGACGTATGTTGGATAAAGAAATTAGGTATTAAAATCAATGGTTTAGTTGTGGATACGATGATTGCAGCATCTTTAATAGATGAAAATAGATTTAGATATTCTTTAAATGAATTGTCTTGGGATTTTCTTGGTCATGGTAAAAGTGAAGTTGCATTAAATGAAGCAGCCAAGTCTAGAGGATTAGATCCAAAAGAAGATCTGTGGCAATTACCAGCTATGGAAGTTGGAGCATATGCTGAAAAGGATGCTGAACTTACATTAGAGTTATGGCAAATATTTAAAAAAGAAATAGTTCGTCAAGATATAGAGTCTGTGTTTAATTTAGAAACTGATTTGTTTCCTTGTCTTATTGATATGAGATTTAAAGGAGTAAGAGTTGATATAGAACGTGCACACAAACTGAAACAGCAGCTAACAGCACAAGAGCATGAATTGTTATTAAAAGTAAA